ACCAAAGAGTGCAGCTCACGTTGCTATGATAGCCAAGGCCAAGGTGGATTGCAAACTTCGTGCAGCTGTGAACAAGAAGGGTGCTCGGAAGGATAAGGAGTGGCCTATTTACATGCCGGGTGCTAATGAATCTGAAATCAATGCAGGATACCATTTGGATGGTAAGGACAATGATTTGCGCACTTATTCAGGGCACAAGCCTGGTTCGGGAGATAATGTGGCCCTTCCAACATTTGACGAAAGTGTCATTTCCGGCATATTCTCAGAGTTGCCGGGCGTTAAAGCGCTTCGAGCACCTATCACTTCGAAACCCACACAAGTCTTCAATCCGATTTTGTTCTTTTTGGGCATTGCCCCCTGGGCGGGTGATCGCCATCCCGATATGAGCACCCTTTTAGTAGGTTTGGTCGGTCCTGGCGTGCCGGGTGATGAACCTGGTCGGAGTATAACCAAGTGTGATCTGGGGCCTGAAGTTGCGAAGACTTTTGTTGGTCCTAATATTCCCAGATGGATTGTCCGTAAAGCCGGATCTTATTTGCTAGCGCAGAAGCGAAAGGTCATTAAGAATCTTAGGCCCGGTGTCAAAGTTGACGATATGGCCTCCGCTTTGAGGGCTGATATCATCCAGATGTTTTTGGGTATAAAACGCCCAGATGGTAGTAACGTCTATAAACCATTAGATCGTTCCACCAGTTGGGGTAGTATTTTCAAACCTGAATTTGGATCTGGGACCAAGAATGATGTCGTGTGCACCACAGAGAGTGGTGATCTTGGCATAGTTCCCGGTGCTGAGGACACTTGGTTAGCAACCACAGCGGCCACTTTTCTGATTACGATGGGCTTTTTACCAGTTTTCATGTTGATGACGGTCTTCTGCAAGGATGAGCTTTATGCTGTTGAGCACAAGGACCCCTTAGCTGAATATCCAGACACTGATGATATGGTTGAGTTCTATTCGAAGCTGTATGGTATTGAGAAAGATGATAAATTCTTTGACCTGGAGTTGGGCGACGATGATGGGTATAGGGATTTCTTTGAGACCCGTGGGGCGCCGGTGTGTAAAGTCAAAGTGAAAACTCGGGCAGTTTTTTGTTTACCAGCTCCCGTTAATTTGGCCATTCGGATGTTTTTCATGCCATTGTTATATTTGACTGCTGAGTATCCGATCCATTTTGATTTGGTATCTAGTCTCGATATGGATGGACCCCATTATGAGCAGTCGATGATGGATTTGACTGTTGCTTGTTGGGATCGCGTGAAAGCTTTCCCGAGATTTTTTGATGCGGATGTATCAGCTTGGGATAAGACCATGCCATATTCGTTATCTGCCGAGACTTTGTTAGTTATGATAGAGCTGGTCATTGACGAGCACATTCATGCGAACACTTACAACCACCAAATCAGGGTTTATGCT